CTGCGCTGTGCGCTGTGAGGCCCAGTGGCGGGCACCATGAGTCGCCGCTCCTAAACACGGATGAGTGTACAAGCTTAAGCAAGTCGTGAGCGCGCTTGATGCCCTGCCGCAAATCGCCCCTGCCAGCGAGCTTCAGCAGCACGACTCGCATCGTGCCGCTAACCAGCATCACTTCCATGAAGTTGACACACGCCTGCTCCCCCAGCCCAGTCATCTGCCTCAGCAAGTCGCTCACCCTGGGCAAAGCTGGGAGCGTCGCCCAACCCTCTTCCATGTGGCTGCACTTGGCAGGACAGTTCATTTCTGACTGCCTCACCTGGTTGTAAGCCCGACATATGGTAGATAAGCGCAACTTCTGCCTGTTGCCCAGCCCCCCAGTGCACTGCGGAAACAGCGAACCTTCTTCCGCGCGAGTGAGCTGGTCGCTAGCGTTGAGTCTGTCCAAGAGAGCGTTTACAGCGGCCTCATCCAGCGCAGGCCCAGCCCGCGTGCCGCGCGAGGACACATCCGATGTATAGCAAATCCGCCCGAATTCAGTTGTTGTTTTGTTTTTGTTTTTTTGTGTTTTGTTGTTGTGATTAGTGGCTGGCTCCGCATGCGCCCGCGCTCCAGCACGACCTTCCGCTCCATCGTGCAAACTCTTCCTAAGCTCAGCCCAGACGCTAATATGTTCCCGAGCTGCCAGCTCGGAATACAAGTGCGTCGGCGCTACGCCGAAGGTGTGTACGTACCACTCGACAAGAGTGGTCAGCGAAATGTGGTTGCGATCTTTGCAGCATTTGAGGTGATCCTCCTCCAAGCGTGTGATTCCGCGACCCCCTGGTCGGGTTTCCCACCTGTTGCTGCTAAGCTCACCGCGCCTGGTGAAAGCGCGGGTCAACCCAAAATGGTCTGCTGGAGCGGCGTTAGCGCTCAGACCTTGCCAAAACCCGGCTGAGGGGAGCATGAGCCCGCCCTAGTTTGGCTAGCACTGTCTCCAGGGCTAATGGATGAAGCCGAGGGTGAACCGCCTCCTGCCATAGTGCCGGGTGGGGTTATGTCTTTCGCTTCCGCCGCCGCTTGAGCGGTGGCGGCCGCTGAGGTCGCCTCGGCATCGCGATTACCGCCCTTCACTTCGGTTTTGGCGGCAGATTTAGCTTTGTCCGGCTCGGCTGGTTTGGCCTTTGGCAAGACCAAGGAGTGTAAGGTGCTGACCGTGGAGGCCAGTCTCGACGGGCGTTCCTTGCCGTCGCAGTACGACTTGAGAGGGGTGGAGGCGACTGGCGCAGCGGAGCGCATGGCGCCCCAGACACACGTCGTGTGCCACGTGCTGTGCAGCCAGTCCTTGACGCCGTTGGCGTCCAGCTCAGGGGTGGCGCCGAAGAGCCTTTCCATCTCAAAGGAGTTGAGCCCACTGACGTTGCTAGTTGTGGTCCCGGTCCACAGGAGCCCCACTGTGGTGAACAAGCGCTCGGTCCTCTTGAACAGCGTTTCGCCCTGCTGCACATAGGAGACTTCACCCTGAAAGGGTTGGTTGCCTCCTGCAGCAAAGGCTTGGCCAGTTGCAAAATGAGTGCTCGCGGCGCCAGCTTGAAGAGGGCCCCAGGCCCTGAGAGCCCCCCTAGGGGTGCACAGAAGCGGCGGGCCACCAGTAACAGAAGTAATTATCATCTGAGCGCGCGAGTGAGTCACTCCCATGAGAGCGATTCCGGGGATGGAGCCGAG